AGTGCCGTGCGACCTCGATAGCGGTGGCGGTGATGCGGATGTCCTTGATAAAGACAAAGTCGGCGGGCACGGTGACCGCTCCCGCCGCTACCGTAATGGTGGCATCCTCAATCTGGAGCACACGGCCCGAGTCCCCCGCGTCCGTCGCTGCCGCGTTGACCATGTCGATAAGCTGCTCGATGTCGACCTCGTACTCGTCCGGATCGCGCAACTCGGCTTTGATCTGGTTGACGAGGGTCAGAAGTGTCGTCATGGTCACCTACTAGGCACACGCCTGGTTCCCGGAACGAGCTGCTCCGCCTGAAGAGCCAGGTAGCGCTGAAGGAGCACCTCGGAGTCCCGCATCTTCAACTCCCTCTGCTGGAGCCGGTTGCGATCTAGCTCCGAACCCCCGGCGGACATGTAGCTCAGCGCGTAGGCGGCGGCACGGTCGCGGAGGAACGCATCCAGCCCAGGATCGACCGTGTTCCCTACGGCGCTGTAGACGGTCGGGCGCCGCCAACCTACGATCTTGATCTTCTTCGTGTCCGTGAGGCCGTGATCCTCGTGGAAGACGATCTTCGGATTAGCGCTGTCGTAGCGCAGTTGCCAGAGGTGCCGGGGGACGATCCGGTCGTAGGTGTCGGCCGTCGCCCCTTCGATGCGTAGCTCACGGATGGCAACGAAGTTCGCAGGGACGGTGTAGGAGAGAGCCGGGCTGGCGAGAGTCAGCGACTCGTCGTCCTCCAGGTAGACCAGCCCACCGGCAAGATCGGCGTCCTGAGAGGCGTCGGCGATCAGGGTTACGAGGCGGGCCTCTGTGACCTCAGCATTTCCGGTATCCCGGATGTGGATTTCGAGGGAATCCACAATGGCCTGCACCGTAGCCACACGCTATGCTCCTCTGACTTGCTCCCGCGCCTGCTGCACAACATCGCCGCCCACACCGACAAGCTTGTCCATGTCCCCGGCCAGCGCCGCGTCCACGTCGATGCCCTGCGAGAACGCGGGCTCCGAGCGCGAGGTGGCCATCTGCCCCTTCTTGATGTCGAACCAGATCGGGGTCATCGGATCCTCAACGTCGCGGGCGGTCTCAGGGTGCTGCTCGCACCAAGCGATCCGCACCTTGTCGTCGATGAGAGTCTGCTCGTCGGCAACCTTGGGGTCGGCGCTGTACCAGAGGCCCCCCCTGAACTTGATCTTGACGTCGCCGTCGCGGCGGTGGTCACGGTAGCCGGTCGGCGAGTTCGGGTCGCGGATCTGCGCGACCTTACCCACCTGGACCAGCCATTCGGAGTTGGGCTTCTGCGGGCAGGCGAACGCGCGCCGGCGCTGCTCCTTGGGGATGAGCACGGGCTCCTCACCATCGGTGGGAGCAGGCGTAGGGGCCTCCTGAAGACGCCCCTCAATCCTCGAAAGGCGCTCCTCCAACTTCCCCAGAGCGCCCTCAGCCGTCCTGGCACGCTCCTCAGCGGCCTCAGTACGCGCTTCGGCTGCTTGGACAGCTTGGACAGCACCCCCCTCCTCTGGAGGGCTCTCAGCGGGCTCTGGGGGGGCCTCTGTTGCGGATGATCCCTTTGCTGGCATGGATGTTCCTCCTCTAGTCGCTGCTCTCTGGCAGCGCCTTGAGCACCACCAGGAATTTACGGTCGGCGGTCTCGGTCTCAGAAAACTCCAGCCGCAAACGGGCACCAACGAGTGGGGAGATGCTCTGAGGCACCTGGAGCCACTCGTCCGTGCCGATGTTCTCCCACCAGGTAATGGCGGCGCCGGCGTTTGTCAGTGGGGTGTAGAACGTGCCGTTACCAGGGTCGATCTGTGGAGTGGCGTTGTTGGAGGCCCCATCGAGTGTATCGGGGGTAATGATCCCCAGCACCTCAAAGCCCAGGATGTCGACGACTAGGGAGGTGTCGTCATCCACCGTGATGTCCAGCAGGGCAACTCGTGTGACAAACCTGTTCAGGTAGCCCATCGTCGGCCTCCCGTCTATTCCTTGCCTGCGGGCGGTTCGGCGGCTTTGGCCGCTTTCTCAGCCTTTTCAGCGGTCTCTCCCGCCAACCTTTGAAGCTGCTCCTCCAGCCGCCTCACCGCCTGGATAAGGTGATCCCGTTCGATGGTCAGCAAGCCGATCTTGTAGATCAGATCATCGGGCGAGACCATAAAGCCCGCCGACGGCTGTCCCGCCGGCGGCACAGGCGGAATGGGAAGAGGGGTGGGTTTCCTCTCCTCTCGTCTGCGGTCTGCCCGATTTGTCACTTCTCCACCTCCCGGTAGTGCGTTGAATCTACGGCGAGATCGACGTACCCGCTATTCGCCGTCTGCGTCTGGCTCCTCGGCTGGGGCCTCCCCTTCGTTCTCGGCCGGCTCGGGCGCCGGCTCATTCGGCGGGGGTGGCTCCGGCGCGTTCGGATCAGCCGGAGCGCCTACGGATCCGCTGGCTGTTGCGGGGGCGTCCGCTTGGGGGGCTGCCCCACCCGTCTTCTCCGGATCCGGCTTGTACCGGGCTAGGTTCTCTCGTTCGTCTGGCATATCGCGCCTCCTACGGCTGTAACTCTATCTTGATGACGGGCCGGAGGTAGATGGATCCCGGAATCGCCGGATCGGGAGGATTCTCGGGATAGCCAGCCGTCTGATCCTCCTCCAGGACGATCTTGACATCACCGATCTGGTACGCCTCTTCCACGCCCTCAAGGGGCTTGTACCGGACGTACATCCCCTGAGAAGGGAGGACTGGGAAGTGATCGGCTTGGATGGTAAGGAGGAGTTCCCCCACCCCCGCCTCACCAAGCCAGAACTCTATCAGCCCCTCCGTTACGGCGGGATCGATAGGCCCGCTAAACCAGACCACTCCTCACTCCTTTGACCCCTACGCTTACGACTCGCCGTAGTGGTTGCCCGCGAACGTCCAGCCCAACCCGACCAGGTTGGTCACCGAATCATCGTGAGCGTTCGCTGCCGAGCCCTCATGCCAGTTCTCGGTCACGAACATGTCCCCGGCACCACCGTTGGTGTTGATGTCGTCCGTGCAATCCTTGAAGCGGCACTTGTGGATGAAGTTGTCCTGCGGCGTTCCGTTGGTGACCTTGATCCCGGCCGTGACGTTATGGAAGACACAGTCTTCGATCTCGTTCTTGACGGGGTTGTTGGTACCTGAGCCACGGAAGGAGATCCCCGCACCGCTGTTGGCGATGTCGAAGAAGTGGCAGCGCCGAAGGGCACAGAAGTTTGCGCCCCGGATCTCGAAGCCATCGAATCCAAGCCCCCAGCCGGGGAAGTTGCACTCGACCATCTCGACGTAGTTCCCGCTCGCACCCGTCCCGCCATCCACTGTGGTCCTGACGGAAGGGCCAGTAGTGAACCGTGAGGCGAATGTGAAGCCGATCCACCGGCATCCAGCGGTGATCTCCACCACCGGACCGGAGGTATAGGAGGCGTTCGCAATGATCCAGTGCTCATCGGTGATCCGGCGGTTCACACCATAGCTGTCGGCGATGATGGTGATCCCACGCTTGTTGCAGTTGATGGACTCTGTGACGACGTGCCCACCACGGGCAACGACGATGATGTCCCCCCGGTTGGCCTCGCAGTTGTCGATCGCGGCCTGAATCGTCGACAGCGGGCGCCGGGGATCCTGACCATCTCCAGACGTGGCCCCGGTAGTGGGATCCACAAAGAAGATATGGGGGCGATTAGGCCCCTGCGACCCCGCCCCATCCGAGCCTACGCCCGAAACAGGCCCCAGCAGACTAGCGGTCTGCAACTGGCGATCCACTTGGCCGGAGAGTAGTTGCAGGTCTCCCATAGTGCCTCTCCTTACTCAGTGATGTCGTAGTTCACGATGACGAAGAATTGCCCCGCCGTTGTGAGGGCAGCAGTCCCAATGGTCATCTGCAAGCCCACGGCGGCTGAAAGTTTCTGGAAGGTGCTTTCATCGCCAGGGTCGGGGCCAGCGTCGGCGTCCTTCAGACCCGTAGTGCTCCAGGGAGCCCCACTGATCGCGTCCTCGGCGTTGATGTCGGTCGTCGTAGCAAAGCCCAGACCGATCGTGGCGGCCCCGCCGGATTCCGGCACGACCACGACGTCGATGTAGGCGTCCACGATGACCGCGTTGTCAGGGAGGACAGGCCCCCGCAGGAGGACGGTGCCGACCGCACCCCCATCGCGCGAGAAGACGTAATCGTAGACGGCCTGCCGCTGCCGAGCATCCCCACCGGGCCGAGACCCGGTGGAGTGCTCGGTGATGACGCTTTCTTCCCTGCCCGTTATCGGGTTCTGAGTCATGGCTTCACCCCTCAGTCGCCACCTTTATGCGGTGATACTGAAGTTATGGAGCCTACCTTCGCCCTGGACACCCTTGCACATCATGCTCAGGTCGGCGTAGAAGATCCGGCGGGTGAAGGGGCCAGTGTTGCTGGAGACGACGGCGACCGCCTCCTCCAGGTGCGGCTTCCCGCGCTGGCCGTAGTTCCCGATGGTGTTCTGCTCCCGGCGGATGAAGTACAGCTCATCCTTTCCGAGCGCCGTGTGGAGCAGGATGTCCAGGGTGCCGAAGTCGGTCAGGACCCGGTCGATGGCCACCCCGGCCTCACGGGCACCGGAACCGAGCCGCTCGGCGGCGCTGAAGAATGAGGTGATCTTCCGCTTGCCCCACGCACTGGCGAGGACCGTCAACGCCATCTTCTCCGCGCCAACCTCGTAGAACAGATCCTGGAGCTTGTCGTCGATGTCCTTGCGAGTCAAGGCGGCACCGCTCAAGTCCGTAACCTGCGCGCCGTTGGCGGCAGTGATGTAGTAGACGAGCCCACCGTACATGGCGGGTTTGGTGGCGGACGCACCCGCATAGCGGGCACCGTGAAGGGCGGCGTCCTCCATCGCCACAAACTGCTCTGCGGTGGCATCGGCCGCGAGCTTGTCGAGGTCTGTGCCACGGAGCCCGTAGAGCGCAGTCTCCTGGCGCCGATAGGTAACGTCGACCGCGACGTGCTGCACCTGCGCGTAGTTGTACGGCAGGTTGAAGATCGGCGTGGGCCGGGCGGTCCAGTTGTCGTTCTCGTTCATCGCAAAGCCTGAGACGATGACCTCGTCGGCCGTCGCCCAGGCTCCCTCACTGATGTCGCCAATGAGGTCGCGCTCGACGATGAGGGTGTCCGAACCGTGACCGATCACGCGGACGTACTCGCCAGCGGAGTCCGCCCCATTGAGGTTCTTGAGGATGGTGCCGACCGGGTACCGGTGGTTCGTGTCAGCGGCGAGGGAGAGGGACGTGTCGGCGGCGTTGGACAGCGGGGTTGCCCCCAGCGACGGCCGACGGTTCCACGGGTCGTCCTCTACCCACTCGACCTTGGTGTTGTTGAACGCGAACTGAGACGGGCCGCCGAGATACTTCAGCAGGTCGGCGGAGCGCTCGCTCATGTTCACCAACAGGTCGTCCACCCAGCGGATCTTGACGCTCGCGTCGATCTCCGATGGAAAGCCTGCGTCCGGTATTCCAGCGACACGCGGCGTGGTAGTAGTACCAGCCATGCGTGTTTACCTCCTAGTTGTGCTTAGCCCCGACGCGTGATGTCGAAAGTTGGTGCATGCCAACTATCGCGCCGGCCGATATTGTCGGCCATCGCACCGGGACCCTGTTCTACGTTTGGTTGCGGGGGCGGTTCTGCGGCACCCCCACCGCCCGTATCGGACGGTGCGTGCGCTCCCGCAGGCACGGGCTTCTGGGGCGGGGGAGGCTGTGCGGGCTGCCCGTTAGTTCCGGGCTGCCCCCCAGCGGCCTTGGCCTCCCAATGATCCGCGCGCTTCCGCTCACAGAACGCTTCGCGCTCGTCCATCGGGACGGTCATCAGGTTCTCCTCGGTGACCCCAAACTGCTCGTACTCGTTTAGGAGGGCGAGGATGTCCGTATCGCTGTGGAAGGTCTCGATGGTCGTTTGGCGCTCGTTGAGCGACTTCTCCCGATCGTCTAGTTCCCACGTCTTACGGAGACTCGCCTGATCCTCCGGCGATAGGCCCTGGAGCTTCCCCTCACGCACCTCTTGGGTGATCTGGTCAAGGCGGGTGTTGGACGCCTCCAACTGCTGTTGGACGGTGGACATCGCCTTGTCTTGACCGGACTGCTGCGTGCGGAGTTTCTCCTCGTATTCCTCCCCCAGCTCCTCGCGGAGTTGAGATCGGAACTGCTTGTACTCCTCCTCGGTGAGGTCGGGTTCCGCCCCTTCTGGAGGAGGTTGGGCCTCTACCCCAGGCGGCTGTTGCCCCTCCAGGGGTGTCTCTGGAGGGGGCTGCTGGCCCTCAGCGGATTGCTGAGGGGCCGGGGTTGCGGGCGGCTCTGCCGGTGGTGACGCTGGGGGCGGCTGTGTGCCCTCTCCCGTCGGTGAACCAGCCGGGGCAGCCGGAGCACCAGCGTCTGGCGCTGATGCGGCCTGCTGCGAGGCGGCGGATTGACCGGTGGAAGCCAGGTCTGTGCCGACCGAAGGATCAACTACCGGGGCTGGCGCGCCCGGCTCGCCAAAGTCAGGAAGACGTTGTCCTGCCATTCCTGTTCCTCCTTTATCCGAATGATACTACGCTTCGATCTGTCCCCTGTCAAGGGCTCTCGGTATCTTCGACCGAATAAGGGCGCAGGAAACGGGAGACGTCGGCGTCGGTCAGAGCGGTATCGGCCTCGGCCAGACCGACCTCTGCCATGAGCCTCTCCAACTCCTCGCGCTCCTCCTCGGTAAGCTGCTCGTCCTCGTCGATGTCCTCCCGCCGGTTGATGGCGGCCATCATCTGGATGTGGCTGAAGAGCGGGTCGCCGCTGGACTCGACTGGGTAGGGCTCGATGTCGATGATCTCCAGCGGGGGCAGGCCAAGCAGACGGTTGGCTTCGTCCAGCTCCGGCTTCATCATGCGGGCGTAGTCGACCTGCGTCCTGTTGTCCCGGATGGAGAAGTAGGTGCTCCAGAAGTCCTTGCGGCGCATGAGGGCGAAGCGCTGCTCCAGCGAGAGGTCGGCGAGGTCGAGCGCTTCGACGGGGAAGTATTTCTGGATGACCGGCATACTGCGGAAGTAGGCGCTGATCGCGCCGCGCTCGCTGCGGGTGAAGGGCGAGCCCGAACTGGTCAAGGAGAACCAGAGGTCCTTGAGCGAATCGGCGGTCTCGAACTCCTGCTGCGCCTCCGTCTTCGGCCAGGCAAAGGTAGCGAGGAAGCGTTCAACGTCCCTGCGGGCGATCACCTGGCGGGCCTGCTCATGCAACTCCTCCAGGGCGGTGTCGCGCGCATCGGCGATCCGCTGAGCCTCGTCGAAGTCGTCCTTCTGGAAGGCGAGGTCGCGCTGACGGGATGCGACGATGCGGGTCTGCATGAACTGCGTCTCGATCTGCTGCCACATATCCTCGTAGGCGATGGTGTCGGTGACCGTCGGGAACTGGGAAAGGAACTCCTCGCGGCGGAAGAGGAAGGCGTCGAAGTCCTCCCCCTCACCGCGCTCGATGTCGAACCACTCGTTGCGGATCCCGGCAAGCGCGCGGCCACGCGGATTGCGGTTGATCGACAGCTCTTTCGCCCGGAAGGGGAAGGCGCGATCTAGTTCCTCCCGCCGCTTCTCCTGCTCGTCGCGGATCGCCCGCAACTCGTCCCGGAGGACGGCGAGCTGGTCGCGCACGGGCTGGCTCTGGGTGAGTTCCTGCAACCGGCTGCGCTCGTTCTCCAGGTCCATGACGGCCTTCTCGAACGGCTTCTCGACGTACTGGTCAATCGACTGCCAGTAGAGTTCGGTGTCAACGGCCTTCTCGCGCTCCTCGGGGTCGGAGAGGCCGCGCACGGTGGCGGTACGCAGCTCGAACTCGGGGTACTTCTCGAAGAACTCGTCGAGCTTGCCCCGACGGGAATACTCGCCGTAGATGGCCTTGAGGCCGAACCAGATCCTCTCCCCCTCGTTGACACCGACAACGTCACCGAAGGGGAAGCCGATCCAGTAGGTGAGGCGCCGGAGGTTGGTCTCCGCCTGCGATGCCTTGACCGCCTTCTTCCACTCCGGGCCGGCGCGGGTGTCAAGGGCAATCCAGGCTTTCTCCAACTGCTCCTCCTTGGAAGCGCCGGGGATCAACTCGCCCGTCGTCACCAGGGAGGCCATCGCACGGTCGGCGCGCCAGACAGCCCATTGGTCATCCTCCATGCCCAGGAGGTCGCGCAGCCAACCAGGAGAGAAATGGCCCTTCTCCACGTAGAGCCGTTGCTCATCAGCGGGGATGGCGTCGGTGTCGCCGGTGAAGACGAAGCGGGCGGTGGCGCGGGCCAACGGCGTCATCGGGAGACCAAAGGGACCACCGGACAAGACCGTGCTCCTCCAAGCATCCTTGTCGAGCATCCCCGAATGTCGGAAGGCGAACTTCTGGAACGGCCCGACATTGAGTGGAGTGCTGTTCTGGAAGAAGTCAAGCACGCGGCCTGGGAGTGTGTTGCGCCGGGCCTCGTCATCGAACTGATCGCGTAGGAACGTGTAGGGAAACACAAAACGTAGGGGGTCGATGAAGTAGACCGGCGCGAAGTCCCCACCCTCAAGGAGCGAGCCCACCCCCGGCATCTTGTTCAGGAACTCGCTCAGGCCGGGGAGAGGGATCGGGATGCGGTACTGGAGACGCTGTGGGTAGCCGTACTGCTCGGAGAACTTCTGGGACTCGAACATGGCGATCGTGATCGCCCCGAACGCGCCTGGGGCACGGGCGCCACGGATCGCCCAGTGCATCGCGTCCCGCGTCGGCCAGAACTCGAAGGGGAAGACTGATTGGGCGATGCGGTCGATGCCCCGCTGGTCGAGGTAGTTGAGCATGACGAAGTCGGTCGCGGCGCGGGAGTTGCCGATCATGATGTCGCGCACCTCCGCCCAGCCGCGCTGCACGTCGCCGATAGTAGCGCGCATGGCGCGCACGGCCTCGCTCTCCACGGCTAGGTCGCCCCGCAGGAGCTTCGGGATGTCGTCCCGAAGGCTCCGCATGAAGAAGCCCTTGAACTCGTGGATCTCGCTGGCGAGGACGCCGCTGGGATCCATGAACTGTTGGGCCGCAGGGACGTCGTTCACGCCCAGGCCGGCGATCTTCGCCTTGCGCGGCGCGCTCTGCTCGTAGAGCTGGCGCACCTTCTCGCCGGCCACACGCCAGGCGTCGTCATCTCCAACCTCCAGGGCCTCGCTGATGATCCGCCGGTGTTCGGCAAAGGTCTTCTTCACGTGCTCGCCGATCCTAGCGACGATGTCGGCGTGGGCCTCAGAGGACTTACGGACGGTGTCGTCGACAAAGGAGAACATCTCGTCGAACGATGCGTCGCGGCGGGTGAGGTAGCCGTCCCAGAGATCGCCGACGTTTGCCGCCTTCACCTTCTTACCAGGAACGACGGGGGCGGGGGCGAGAGCAGCTTCAGCCGGAGAGATGCCGGCTGCCTTGCGAGCCGCACTGAGGCGCATTCCGACACCCTTGGCCCGCGCCTGGGCATCCTGGAGAGCTTGATGTATCGGCCCAGTACCCGACTCTTCACCCGCAGCAAGTAACCGCAACCGCTTTACATCTGCCTGGCGCGCAGCCACATCCGCTTCTAATCGGGCCACTTCTGCGGGTACTTCCACAGGAGCAGCACGAGCGGGCGGTAGGGTGACCGGCTTGGTCACCGGCCGTATATCCTCCGGTAGGGCCTCCAGCAGCCGAGGCGGAATGATTGTGTCTCGGCTGACCCGCTCGACGCCCTCCCTTGCCAGGTCGTTGTAAATGGCACGGATCGCGTCCAGCCGCTTGATGTTCTCGGTGGTGGCGCTCTCGGCGACGCGTGCCCACTGCCGCGAAGCGTACCAGGAGGTCTGCTCCTTCGGCGACCAGCCGGGCTTGACGATGCTGATGAAGCGGTCGAGGAGCTGGACGTTGTCGGCAAGTTCCCTGCGGATAGCCTGGTCGGTGACGCGGAGCGCTCCGGCATAGGTCGTCGGGCCACGCATCACCGACGGCTGACGGGCCATCTGGCGGACGATGTCGGAGGGGACGTCGTAGTCCAGGGCGTAGGTCTCCAACATCCGGTCGATCCGCTTCATCGCCTTGGTCATCGCCTCCCCCGTTCCGACTTTCTGCGCGTCGTCCAGGACAGGCATCACGTCGGAACTGATGAAGTCCATGATCGGCGCCAGGTCGTGGGTGGCAAAAAGCTCGGCCTCCTGCCCCTCGTGCTTGAGCACCTCCCTGGCGAACCGGCGCCCGTAGTCGTGCGGCGAGAGGACACCGGATGCCACGCCCGCCTCCATGCGGTCGAGCCGCCCCTGGAGGGCCGGAACTATGACCTCGCCCAGGTCGGAGACCCCCTCGGGCAGCTCCCTATTCCCAAAGAGATACAGGCCGATCTCGTCGGCGAAGGCGTTCTCAGCACGGCGGATCTCGTCGGCGCCCCGACCGGCCGTTTCCATCGCCTCCCCCACGGGGGCGAACAGGCCCCGGATCTTGCCACCGGGGGCGAGGGCCATGTGGTACTGCCGCTGGAGCTGGGAGTAGAAGGTAGCACGGCGGAAAATCTTGTCCACCCGCCCGGCGATGTGTACCGGTGCCATGACAGGGTCCCAGAAGCGCCTGCGCTGACCGATCTCCTTCGCCGGTTGCAGGCGGGCCTTCTGAATGAGCTTCAGGCTGTCCTCGAAGCCCTCCTGCCCCGCCTCGAAGAGCGACCGGCTGAGGAGATCGTGGGAGCCGGTGATTCGGGTGGCAAAGCGCTCGATGTCGATCGGATCAATGCCCACCACCCTAGCCATGCGGTTCCAGATCCGGGGGGCGCGCCCCCCGCCCTTGAGCACCACGCTAGACTCCATCGAGAATGCATAGGCCATCGCCTTGAAGCCCTCAGCCGGATGGAAGGCGGAGTGCCACGACAGGCGGATCGCGTTGCTCACCACGTTGAGCCAGACGAAACCCGGGTTGTTGATGGTAACAGCCGCCGTCACCCCTTTGATCATACCAGTCATCGGGAAGTACCACCGCGAGAGGAAGCGGCCGAACTTGGTCGCGTTCCAGAGGTCCCGCTGCGTCGTCTCAGCAAAGGAGCGGGCCTTGGCGACGACATACTCCGGGATCGCCTGCTCCAGGTCGGCACGGGCGATCAGCGTCTCCCCCCGCACCATCGCCTGCTGGACATCGTCGACCGTAGCCTCGGCTCGGTAGAAACCAGCCTCCGTCCAGTCGTCGATCGTCGAGGTCATCTCCTTCAGGGCGTCGTCGAAGACGTCCGACTGCTTCTCGGCAATGCGAGCACCAAAGTCGAGCATGTCGTCGTTGGTCTCTCGCAGGCCCGGCAGGTTGTCAGCAACCCAGCGAGTCGGCTTACCGGTTTTGAAGGTCTCGCCGATCTCGGAGATGCGCGCAGGCTCGCGCGCGAGAGCCGCTTTGATAGGCTTCAGGCGGCGCTCCAGCGTCACCGCCACCGAGTCAGCGAATAGGTTGGCGGGCTTCTCGAAGAGAAGGCGGGAGATGCCCTTCACAGGCTCCGTTATCCTCTGAGCCGCGTAGGACGCCTCCGGCATTCGCGTCAGCGCCTTGTAGCTCTCCAGCTTGAAGAGCCCCGTGATGCCGCTCTTCGAGAAGGCAACGCGCCGGCCGGTGGGCGTGAAGAGGCGGAGGAAGCGGCTGATCGGCGCCCCCTTCGTAACCGCCTTCAGGGGAATCGTCACCGGCTTGGCCACCCAGCCGACAGGGACGAAGTTGAGCGGATCCATAGCGACCCAGCCCAGCATGTTGGCTGTGAAACCAGCGGCACCTAGAGGGTTCTCCTGGAAGTAGCGCTCCAGTTCGTCGGCAGCCGCCTCTCCAGTGAGGCCGTCCGCCATGATGCGCTCGACCTCCTGCATCGCGCCGCGCTCGTTCTGACGCTCCCAGTCCCAAAAGTTGAAGAGGCTGAAGTCCCACAGCCGCGTAGCGAAGACCTGCCGGAGGTAGGGGTCGGGGATGGCGTTCTGGTAGTAACCCTGGCCGATCACCTCCTCGATGCGCTCAACGGTCTCACCAGTGAAGAGGCCGCTAAACGCATCCCAGGCAGTGCCAAACGGGTTGCCCGTGATGTTGCGGAGGACGCTCTCGTCCTGACCCATCTTGTTCAGGTCGCGCTCGACGAGATTAGCTACCAGTGTCTGAGGCTCGGTCATCCGCATGTACTGCATGAAGACGGCCGGATCCTCAAGCTGCTTGGCCAGTTGCTGATCGAGCACGAAGGTCGGATCGAATTGGAAGTCCCCAACCGCCAGCCGAGCATCGCTGTCCAGCGAGAAGGGCAACCCTTGGAGAGACGGCTCGACGGGAGCAGCCCCAGGAGGAAGCAGCAATTCAATCCTACGTGTAAAGCCTCCCTGATCCCGGTAGTAAGAGATCGCCTCCGCCTTCTTCCGCGCCACGTCGTCGATGCCGATGATTGAGTCAATGGCGTCGCGTGCCTGCGCGTCAGTGCGGATCTCAGAAAGGTCGAGGCCCTCCGGCGCGAAGGGGTCACGGTCGGTGAGGTTGAAGATATAGGGGATGTTGGTGACAAGGTTGCGGAGACCCCGGCCCGCGCCCCGCAGACGTGTGGGATCGAGGCGCAGCGAGGAGATCTGCCCAACCGCCGTCCCGCCGACATCGGTGGCCTTCTCGAAGGCCCGGCGGAAAAAACTCATTTACGCTCCCCCAGGCGTAGCCGGGGCACCCAGCGCCGTTCCCTGGACAGGGGGTTCAATCGCAGACTGGACAAGCGTCCCCAACGAGGCGGGACGGGCCATCCACATCCTCAACTCTCGCTCCGTCGGAGGACGGTTGAGCTGGCGCTCCAGTTCGAGCCGGGAACGGAAGAGGGAGATCTCCCGGGGGGTACCCTCCCGCCCAGCGAGTCGGAAGAACTGGGTCTCGATCGGGCGTCCAGCGGCGCCTAGTTGCTCAACACGCTCGCCAAGACGATCCGCAGGACCAGGACGGGTTGAGACGCGCTGCACCGGACGCTCCTGCGGCCGGGGGGCGGCCCCCTGGCCCCGCGCCCGCTGCTGCGTGACGAACTCCTGGATCTGTTGCACCATTGCAGCACGGTTCCCACCACGGCTGGGCTGAGCGGGCTGTTGGGGCGGCGGGGCTGGCTGGGGCTGCGTCCGCGTCGGGGCCTGTGGCGCTCCACGCTCCGCGTCCATGCTGAGGTTCTTCCGCGCCGCCTGGAGTTGCCGACGTCGCGCACCCATGTTGGCCAGCGTCGAGCCCCCCGCGCCCCCTCTGATCGTCATTATATCCGTCTCCTTGATTGATCCAGATCCGACCGCCGCTTACGCAGGGTATGGAGCAGCTTGGTCGGATCGGTCTGCGGCTCCTGCTCCGGCGGAGGCGTGGGCTTCGGCCGGGCAAAGATGCGTTGGACGAGCCGGTCAGCGCGGTCTGACAACATCGGGCTCATTGTATCACCCACCCAACCTTCTTGGTGCGGAAGGTAGGACGGCGCGGGCTCCTCCGGCCCGTGGAGACGGTGGCCCGCCCTCCCCAGCGACGATGTTGGCCAGCGTCGACGAGGGGAACGCCTCGCGCAGGAACGCCAACGGGGAGGGGTCACGCACGACGCCAAGCCGGGGACGGCCGAAGATCTCCTCGATTGTGATCACAGTGGAGAGCCCCCTGAACTGCTCCCGTGTCGTCGTCTCCCTGTGCTCGCGGAAGACGCCCTCGATCGTCTCGCGGATGTTCTCCGTAATGTCTTGCGGATCCCCATCGGCCACCGAGACCGACAGGCGCTCGATAGTCGACTCGATCAGCTCGTTCAACTCGGTGTCGCTGATCCGCTCCTGCTCGCTCACCCGCGTCGTCTCCTCTGTCACAGTGCCCCCAAAGCGTTCACCGAGCCGCTCAGCCGCACCCTCCAGGCCGACCACCCTGGACGGCACCTCGCCCTCTCCGGCGATCGCCAGTTCGGAGAGACGGCCGATCTCAGCAAGATAGGGGGTGAGGAAGCGCTCAGGGTTCGCCAGCACGAAGCTGTAGTCGGTCACGCTGATCTCACCCTCCCGGAGAGCGGTATCGACCCAGGTCGACACGGCGGTCATAAAGTCGTCCAGGATCGCCTCCGGCGTGTCCCACTCGACGAACTCCGTCTCGCGGCGACCAGTAGTCGTCGTCTCTTCGCCGGTGATCGTCTCGGTTGTCGTAGCCTCCCGCTCTGTAGTGGTTCGGGTGGTCTCCGTAATGTTGTCGAGGATGTTGCGGGCACGGCCGCTAGCTGCCCCCGTGAGGGCATCGACCAGCCCGTTCATCAACTCCGTAATGGCATCTCCCGCTGCACCGCCCGGCACCTCAAACCCGAACTCCTGAGCCACCCGCTCTTGGATCGCCAGGAAGCCTTCAGGATCGGCAGCCATTTCCACCTCTAGGCGCTGCTGTATCTCCTCAACGTCGACGTTGGGGCCGGGATCCCAGAAGAGGCGGAGCAGCGCCTCGATCGTACGGTTCCACTCCTCGGTGCCGGGTTCCGGACGGCCGCCGTTCGGCATCTCTACACTCCTGCTCTCTCACCAGCCTGGCCGACCAGTTCCATACCCCGCTGCTCCTGACCAGCCTGCTCGACCTCGCCGCGTCGTTGGGTGCTCTCAGGCTGCCCTGCCTCCGGCCCCATCAGCCCCGGACGGCCAGGCATGGTGCCAGTGGCCTGACGGAACTGGATGTCCTCCATCAGGCGGGCACGCATCCCGCTCTCACGCATCCGAGCGGCCATCTCCTCCTCACCGAAGCGCTCCAGCGCCAGGGCGATCTGCTCCAGCACCAGGACGGGGTCTTGGTTGGCGAGGTCCTCCCAGATAAGGTCCATCTCACCCTGTGGGTCCTCCTTCTGGAGGATCGTCTCCAGGACGGTCGTGAGGGAGAGGATCGGCCGGCGCGGGTCGAGCGCCAGGCGGGCCATCTGAATGCGGATGTGCAGGTCGTCGGGCAGCGCCGGCCGAAAGACGGGGCGGGCACGGTACTTGCGGCCGCTCTCCATGTCGGCGACGGGATCGAACTCGATGTTGAAGAAGGTGTTCTGCTTGAACGGCACCGAGACACTGAAGGGCCGGAGTTCGCGGGCGGCGAGCTGCATCTGGTTGAGCAACGACGTCCCCATGCGCTGACCGAACTGCTTGAGACCGCTCATGTAGGGCTCCAGGGCGTTCAGGGCAGCGCTCGTCATCTGTTGGAAGAGGATGCCCGACGCCAGGTCGCCGCCCCCCATCGGCATGGAGGCGCGAAGGATCGCCGACAACGTGCCCTGCTGCTGTTCCTGGCGAAGGATCTCCATCAGCCGGTAGGCGTCGGCGGTGATCGGCGACGGCTCCAGGCGCTCGATGCTCTCCTCTGGCCTGAGCGGGATGCGGCCCTCGATGTTCGGCGTGAACTTCGGCAATTCACCGGTCGGCGTCTTGAAGACCCAAGTGCCATAGGTGCCGAGAGAGAAGTGCTGGAAGATCGTCGCCACCAACTCGTTGTACTGGGGGATCTGCTCCTCGACGGCGGACAGGATGGAGCGACCGCTCTCGGCGACCCAGGTGCTCGGCCCCTGCCAAAATCTGGTTTGAACACCGAGCAGATCGGCACGCTGCTGGAACTGATAGGAGATCGGGTCGGGGATGGCGGACTTGTGCTTGATCGCCACGCCGTTGACCGGCACACCGACGATCGGCAGGGACTGTGGATCGTAACCATGCCTGTGGGCCGGGATCAGCCAGCGCGCACCGGAGAGTCCCGCCCCCATGCTGGGTGGGATGTAGTAGGTTGACCCCGCCGGATCCTGTGAAACCACCGCCAGGACACCAGTGATGCCCGGACGATCGGCACGCTGGTTGGACCAGAACTCGATCTTTTCCGCCGGCTTGTTCGGGTCGAAGTTCCGCATGTCGCGGGTCATGTCCACGTAGACCTCGGGGTAGATCGAGGCGAGATCGCCCAGCGTTGTGAGCTGGCGGATGATGACGGACTCCAGGCCGAAGTTGTCGAAGTGCGGAAGAACCAGGCGGGAGTCGTAGATGTCGGCGATGAGCGGGGACTCGCGGTAGTCCAGCGCGGCGGTGGTGACGTGAACCTTGCCCCAGATCCAACCCCGCAGGAGGCCCTGGTAGGATGCCTGCTTCCAGAGGGGCAGTTCGCCCCGCATCGAGAACATCTCGTCGATGTCAATGATGACACCTTGAAGAGTGCGCTCGATCTTGCCGATCCTGTCGCGCTCCTCCTTGTTCTCCGCCTCCATCTGGTTGAGGTCGATGCGCCAGAAGGCGTCGTTGCGGGTCATGATCGAGACGGCGGTGTCGATGGCGGTGCGGGGCTCGTTAGAGATGAAGCGCCGGTAGCCCAGCGGCTTCATCTGCTGGATCTGATCGAGGAGGAAGTACATCTTCTCCCAGTAGTCCATACGGGCGTGGAGCGGGCGCCAGTAGTTGTTGCCGAAGACAATGAGCGTAGAGATGCGCTCCTTCATCAGCGCGGCCTGCTCCGGCGTCAGGAGGGCCTCTTCGCGGATCTGTAGGTCAGCCACGGCCAAGCTCCGTTACCTTGCGGATGGCGGAACGGGGGATGAAAGAGGAACAGCAGTAGCCGCTATCATCGTCTTCATACGAGGCCCTCTGAAAGAGGAGCAGCATACCGTCGTCGTTATCTTCCTTCACGTACCCCACCGTCCTGCAGTGAGCGGCCTGAAGACTCAAGTCCTCTACATCCTTCCAGCCATGCGAAAGCGCCGAATCTTCCCACTCCACCTCCACGATGCGCTCAGCCACGGCCTACACGTCCCTCACGATCAGATCGAAACCCGCACTCACGTCCATGTTCTCGGGGGTTCCCCGCCCCATCACCTTGATAATCGCTGGGCCGGGTATTTTGTGGCAGGGGTCGAAGGGGTGGCGGACGTAGCCCTTGCCGAGACTCTTCAGCCCGAACGTGTGCTTGGTGAGGAAGTTCGTCAGTTCGGCGTCGGGCTCGGGGTTCTCCAGGAGGTAGATGTCGGCTGCCCCCTCCGTCCCCTTGTTCAACCCCGCCCAGAAACTCGTCATGTAGGCAGCTTGCGTCGAAGGAATACCGTAGATCGCCATCTGGGTCTGTCCCTGCCCCGCGTAGATTTCAGCGGTGACCGTATTATCCGTCTGAGCCGTCGCCGTGATGTTACCGACATTGACGCTGGTAGCTCCTTTGGTAAGCACTATCATCCGGTGGATGATGACGTAGGCGTTGACCGTAGGCACGTCCGTCGTGCCGTTCAACACGATGTCCTCGGACACCTCCGCCGTATCCCAATCCGTCAGGCCGAAGACTCGTAGCGTCCTCGCCCCCACCCCAGCAGGGCTACCGTCATCACCGGCGTCAGTAGAGACAATATCGTGGACACGCGCCTGCGTGGGGGCAACCCAGAGGGGCTCATCCTGCACTACATTCGCCATGTCCCAGATGTCCGTCGGCGCACCATCGACCTTATTGGCCCGCCCGAACTTGTTCACCGTCCGATAGCCGCCGATGTGCCCGTCTACCAGGTGGCACTTAACCAGATCTTCTAATCCGTAGAGCCTTGGATCGGGATCCATCTCACTCATCGCAACCACCCATGCGGCATGTCTTCAACAGGGCCACGGCTGAGGACGACGCCGTGCTGCCCCGTCACGATCATCTCCGGCTGGCGCTGCTCATGCTCCATCCGGTAACGGGCGAAGCGCTGCGAGAGGAAGGTCGCGCCGGCAGCGGCGATGACGAGGTCGTCGTGCTTCCTCTTCGCGGCCCTCGCCTTGATCTGCCCTCCCCGCACCTTCTCCCACGAGAAGCTCCCCATCTCCTTGACGAGGTTGTCGTCGCGGGTCATGAAGGTGCGCTCGAAGATCGCCTCACGGTAGACACGCAGTATCTCATCGCGGCGCGCCTGGGTTGGGAAGATCCAGGGCTCCGGCTGCTGGCGTGGCCTGTCGTAGTCCATGTGGTAGTAGATGTTCGGGTAGCGCAGGTCGCGGCAACGCTCCAACGCCGCCGAACCGTAGTTCCCCCGCTCTCCACCGAGCAGGGCGTTGTTGTAATACTGGGCGACGGCACACGCCATCGCGCCGCACTCCGAGGGGGCGGCCCTGAGCCTCAGCGTCGCAGCGTGGTGGCGGGTGAAGGCGTTGAGGATGACCAACGCCGTGTAGTCGTTCTCCCGGCCGACGCCGCCCTCGGCACAGTCCATGTAGCCGACGTAGAGCTGGGCCGGGTCGGGGCGCTCCCAGATGCTGAGGTTGGGGCCGTAGAACGAGATGTGGGCCTCTCTGTAGGGGAGGCCGTCAAGACGGAAACCGGGATCGGCGACCTGGCTCTTGTAGTAAGCGAGGTGGTCGAGGCCATCAGGCGAGGAGAAGAAGTTGCCCTGTCCAGTGGTGAAGGCGCTATCGAAGTCCTCAACGTACTCCTGGACGAAGGGCACGCCTGTCTTCATCAACTCGCGCTCGCGGAAGCGGCGCCAGAGAACCTGGTCAACGGTGAGGCCGTGCTGCTCCCGTAGGGTCTGCTCGTGATGGTCGGGCTTGAAACTCAGACGGAGGTTCTCCAGCTCGCCGGGAGACAGTTGCAGGTCGCAGTCCTTCTCCCCAAGCAACCCGGTGCGATAGCGGGGCTCGATCCACCACGGGTAGAAATGGAGGCGCCAGCGGTTGAGCAGATCGGTCTCGTCACGGGCGTCGATGCAGTAGTCGTAGAACTCTCCCGCCGCGCCGTTCGGTGTCGACTCCATGTCGAACCAACCATGCGGTGGCCCGGGAACGGCGGGGATGATCGCGCCGAGCAAAGCGCCAGCGTTCTCCGGTTTCCAGTGACTGGTCTCAGAGGCATGTACAATCTGTGCGCTGTAGGAACGCCCCGTGACCCTCTCCTCCGCGCTAGCAAAGATGATGTGGTTCTGCATTTCCTTCCCAATCACCATCTCATTCATGTTGTCGGGGTGAACCGTGTAGTCAAGACCGTGATTGCGGAGATCCTGAAGATGATGGCTGATCCGGTCACGGAAGAGCGCAGTCATGGCGTCGTCCTGCGTAATGATCAACGCCTTGAGCCCGAAACTGGTCGTCAGGCGGCGAAGGTTGCGGGCGATGATGAGAGAGGAGGCCCTCGTCTGCCGTCCCTTGATGGTGACGTCACGTCCTGCGTGCTCGGCGAGCATGAGGCGCTGCTGGGGGTAGAGGTTGAAGTCGACGACTACCCCACGCTCATTGGGGATCGTCAGCAGCGATTCGATCCACTCACCGGTCTTGGCGGGATCGAAGAGAAGGGCGTGCTCGGGCGACTCGGGATCCAGTTCCCGATCGGCGCGCTCCGCCGGCAGCTTGGCAGGGGGCTGTACCAAAAGACTACCCCAATCGCAGACGCTTGCGGGCTTCCTTGACACGCGCGATCCTTTGAAGGATGCGCCCCGCCTCTTCTCGACCAACACCTTGCTTCTGTTGAACCACGCTCACGGCAGCAGCGGTCTCCCGGATCCTACGTCCAGCCAACTGCCCGGGAGTCTCCCCCCGAAATGCGGCCCGTTGGGTCACAGAAACACTACGGGGCTTAAACGCACGGACCAACGCCTTCAAGGTCGGCGGTCGGGCAATGCCCGGCCCAGCACGGCCCAACGTCAGCGCACCCAGAGACACTGCGCCAACCGCACCAGCGCCAACAGCCACCCCTCTCTTCGTCGGGCGTGGGGCCTTCCCCAGAGCAGCGCGTACTCGCCCCGCCAACCTACCCCGCACAGCCCCCCGTCCGCCGGGAGGAACACGGCCTCCTGGCGGACGGGCACCACCAAGCCGGATAATCCCACGGCCACCAGCCGTACCCCTCGGGGCACCCAGAGGACCACCAAACTCACCCAGATCAATGACGTTCGCGGCTGTCAAACCCCCATTCGACATGGCGATCTCCTCCTAGAGTCCCTGCGTCAATCGCCGGCGCATGTCGGCCAGCCGTCGGCGCATGTCGTCTGTCGGCACCCCCCGCAGTTGGCCGGTGATGGACGGGGCGGCGATCGGAGGTATTGGTTGCTGCGAACGGCGTCGCCTGACCCTACGGACGGGTTGCTGCCTGGCCGAACCAAAGAACCCGGCGGGGACGCTCTCCCGACCTCTCGGCCGGCGGGTGCGGCGGACAGCCTGCCCGGCGTCGTTGGGAAAGAGGGACATTACGCCGCCTTCTTCTTCCCCCGCATCTTCCTCAGCGTGCGGGCCAGAGCGATCTGCCTCAGGGTGCGGGTGTCGCCCCGTCTCTTCGCAGCGCGCTCCAAGCTGGCGAGCTTCTCCTCGGGGATCTTGCCATCACCACCCGGTTTGAGTCCCGCCTTCTTGCGGAGAGCACCCGGTCGCCGGATCGCCTCCGCTATGAATTTCCGAGCCATTATGCGGCCCTCCTCTTCGCGGGCCGTCCTTCGCACCGTGCGGCCATGAATCCCCTCTGCTTGTCTGTCAGCGCCTTTCCGTGAACCGCACCTTCTCGCATGATGGTGCAGGCTTTCGCTTGGGAGATCACTTTCTTCCGGCTCCGGCGGGCTCTCTTCGCTGCGCCCCTGGCGGCCACGCTACGCCGCTTGTTCTTCTCCGGCACCTCACCGGCGGTGAGGACGTCGCCGGCCATCAGTCACCAAACATTCCAGTCCCCACACGGCGCACGCCACCTACCCCGCTCGTCCACCTTCGCCAAGTACGACTCTCGACAGCCACAGCCCTGACACACAACACTCTCCATAGTAATCAGGGAGCCTCGGCCGAAAACTAGGTGCCACAGGCGGCGTAGTCGGGTGAACATCTACCTCCCAACCGTCAGATGCCCCCGCGCTGCTCCGTGATCGCCGCTGAGAGTTGGCGCTCGCGCTCATGGAGCTTCCGGCTCTCGGCCGCCCGATCCATCTCCTCCACCGATGTCCGGCGATCGCCGATCGGCGTCGGGCACTGCATGGCCTTGAAGTCGTCGGCCATCATCGCGCTCAGGCGGTCGCGCACCCCATTCAGGTCGCGGATGAGACCATCAAGGACGTCGGTGTTGTCGTTGGCTTGGGCCTGCGGATCGAGCACCTGCGGCTCTGGCGGGAGGGCGGTAGTCGGCGTAACGGCAGAGCCGCCGCCGTAGTGGTGCGGCATGACGACGCCTCCTTTCCTGATCTGGTAATCTTACGCTTGCCGGGAAGGCGTGTCAAGCGCAGCGTGGGGAGGGGGAACAGTGACCGACATCCACGACCTACTCGAAGAGTTCCAGACCAAGGCCGTCGAAGGGGAGCGGAAGCGCTGGCGGCCGCTCTACCGGCTGCTGATGCGTAGGGAGAAGACTCTCCGCAGGAGCCGTGAAGAACTGGCAGACAAGAAAGCCCGCCTGGACGCGCGGGCGCAGTACGAACTAGTCAAGGAACTACTGGCGGCAGCACCCATCTTGGAGCCCACCTTGCTACGGGCACCGGTAAAACGAAAAAGGAAGAAGCCCCCCGCCTAGAAGCCTGTGCGGCCACGGAGACGCCGGCGCAGCCTCCCCACCCGCTCCCTGGCACGTTTCTGTTGGGTGGGTGTCCTGGCGGTCGAGGAGACCTCGCTCTGCGGACGGCGGGTTCGAGCCAGCCGGAACTTCACGGCGCGGGCGATCCGCCGGCCGGACGGCAGCCGCGCCGCCGCCTCGGCCTGCCGCAATGCTACCCCACTGGGAACCGAAAGGAGTTCCCCTTGGGCGCCAGCAGCTCGCATCGCAAAGTGTTGTCCGAAAAAACGACCGCGCTTCGTCCCCGGCAGCGAAAAGTGAGCCACCTCATGGCGAGCGGTACCTCTAATGTCGGGAGTTTCGAGCTTCCCCTCCGGGGACACGGACCAGGTGATGGCGGGTTGGGTAGCCTGAGCCAGTACGTCGGCCACCGTTTTCAGGACAGGCCGGGCGGTGGTCAGCCCACGCTGCCGCGCCCGCTCCCGCGACGGTGGGGTCAGCTCGCTCAGCGCCTTCCTCGTAGCCGCCGTCGCCAGGCGCGCGGACTGGCGGCGGGCAAGTTGGCGGCGTCTCTCACCGTCCGCCATCTATCTCCTTCGCCTCGCTCGCCGTCTCAACTCGCGAAACTGCGCCTGGCGGAACCTGGGCTCGGCCGCCTGCGTGGTGGCACCGCGACGGATGGCGGTGCGGGCCGGCTCCAGCAGCCGGAAGCTCACGCCCTTCTTCTTCGAGGCGACCGCCTTCTTGATGATGGGATGGTGTTCTTTCGAGGAGATGTCCTGAAGGTTCAGCACCTGATGGGCCAGCTCGTGGCGCAACGGGGCCTCGCCTCCCTTGGCCCGCAGCGTGAGCTTGATCGTCCGCTTCGGCTCCGCCCTCAGCGCGAACTGGGCCAGGCGGACGGGCACAGGCAGGTTCGCCTCGCCGAAGGTCGCGCGGCCCGCCACCCGCTTCACCTCCCCCGCCTTCGTCTTCCCGAACCCAATACGGGTGACCACCTCAGCCTGCGGAATCTTCCCCGCGACCTTCTTCTGCATGGGGGTGAGCTCGCGGGTGACGATCCGCCGCTGGAGCGCCGTCACCTCGCGCTGGCGCTTCCTCAGCGCCTCCCGCATCGTCCGTGGCCGCAACCCACCTATCGGCATCTTCAGTCCTTCTCCGCCCCCAGCATACCAGCATCAGCGGGCCTTTTCAACAGGGTCTCTTCATAGAGGACGAGGGCGATAACGGCGTACACCGCCAGGTCCCGAAAGCTGTCCTCCACCGCCTCATTGGCCAGCTTGCCCTCACGGGCGAACTTCTGCAAACGCCGCAGCTTATCGGTCGCCCGCACCATGGCGCCGACCCAAGGCAGCACTCCCCACTCCCGGCTGCCCTGGATATTGGCGAACGGCTCCTCCTCCGTCCCGTAGTCGCGGCTCTTCAGATCGTGTAATTCGCCCAGTTCGCGGAGGATCTCATGGAAGCGCTCACTCCCCTGGAACTGCGTCGGCCCGTGCGCCATCCGGCTCCTCCTCGTCCAGCAGCTCGCGCGCCCTCTTCAACGCCCCCCACGCAACGCCACGGGCCAGTTCCGCTACGTTCGACGCTGGGAGAGGCTGGGCCTCCGAGGCCAGCTTGTGGATCTGCACCGCCGTTGCGGCGATGTGCAGCAACTCCCGCGCTTTCTCGATATTCGTCTCCTCTTCGCTCATCAAGCTACTCCTCTGCGAATCCGTCAGACTTATCTTCCCCACCACCCTACCACAAACCTCCGCTGGCGTGCTACACTCTTCGCGGGCCTGGAGCCACCGAGCCCGGAGCCACGAAAGGAGCCAATATGGCCGAACAGGAACAGGACCCTCACAGGACCCGCCTCATCCTCAGGGACAGCACCGGCAACGACATCCACGTCCCAGCCGCAGGTATCCTCATCGATTGCTACCTGGAAGTCGAAAGCGTCCGCGCCGGACCCGACACGGGAGACTTCGAAGGAGTCGAAGTACGGGCCACGAACCTCCCCGATGACGTCCACTGGAGGTCGCTCCGCTACCACGCCCCCACACGGAGGGCTCCCCGAGCCCGCGACATGCTCCGCATCATCGTGCTGGCGCTCAGTACACCTCCAACAGAAGAGCAGGTAATCGAAAGCAACACGTTCTCAGAGCAGTAGGGCTTTACCGGCTCCAGGCCCTATCTCCCGCTCTACTTGACAATAAGAGAGTTTTTCGGCCGTCCTAAGCTTGTACACCGGCTCTCAGGACACCGTGGATCGCACTATACCACCCCTATTTTCTATTTTTCTCTCGTACTGAGAGTGCTCTTCTATTTTTCTGCTTTCTAAGAGAGGGATCAAAGCCTGGGTCTGTGGTGTGTCGTGGGGAACGTCGCCGTTGTGTAAAGCTTATGCCCTAGAAGGGTACGGGTAAGGTAGCGCTCCGCTACGCTCCGCGCTCTATCGTAGTCGGGTGAAAGATAATCCTCCATGTGTACACGCGCGCACGTGAGGGTGAGCAAGGGAAGAGAGATGCCCCCTACGTAGTAGGGAGCTCTCCGGTTCGCGGTGGCTGACGTGGCTGTCAGGCGGGCTAGGGTACCTCCTCCTTCGAGTGCTCCCAGCACCCACCATCCCGATAGCAGTCGATGCAGACTACCGGACCCGGCCGGCGCCGGGCCATGCTACCCCGGAGCTCGGCTACTAGCCGCTCCAGGCCCGCTGTGTCCAGCGGTCGACGCTCCTGTTCTGTGACCCTCATGTCGTTACCTCCTATCCGGGCGGGGTCGATAGTCCCGCTCCCGTGCCATAGTAACCACGGCCCTTGCCGTTAGACCCTTTGCAGGCGTTCCCAGGCGTTGCCACCGTTTGTACAGTTTACGACTATCCATTCTCTTCATCTTCATCACCTCCACCCCTAGTATCGGCACACCAGCCGAAACCTGAACCCCTACTAGGCCCTATGTCTAGCCCTTATGCCTGAAACAGACTCGCAAGTACGTTCTGTGATCTAAAACATTGTTGATCTGGGCCGGAAAATGGGCGCGTGTTGATTGTCCCTCAGATTCACAGCGCACTCAGATTCACAGCACCAGAGCAAGTACAGCGCACTCAGATTCAACCAGCCTCTTCCTCAGCTCCCCTCTCGGGTTCAGACGGACTGTAACACGCCGAGCTCCAAGGCGTTGTCATACATAGAGGCTTGACATTACGCCTAGCCGTATGGTAGCATAGAGGTGGAGGCAGAAGCGCATGGCGACGACACGTTGGCTCATCGCTTCTCAGCGGACATGGTGCCGGGGTTGCGGATGGACAATCCAGGTAGGTGATAGCTTCTGGACGCGGGAGCAGGATGGGCGCACGATCACCCAACGATGCATCAACTGCGCGCCTGAGCCATCGCCTCTCGACTTGATGGACGAGAGGGAAGGGACGGACACATGAGACGCAGCTATCCCGTCCACACGGGCGAGCGTAGCCCGTACTGGTCAAGCCGGGCCGGTCGGGTGTTCTACGTCTCAGTCATGGACGGCCGGCGTAAGGGTGTCCTTCTCGGACCGTACGAGACCCATCGAGAGGCGCTTGACAACGTCGCGCAGGGCCGGGAGCTGGCAAACGAAGCGGATCCACGGGCCTCCTTCTACGCCTTCGGTACCTGTAGCGCACCAGAAGCCCGATCCTTGCGGACCGTGTTCGGTAGATAGAGAGGGCGAAGCATGAGAGGGTACACGAAAGCGGACGTTGACATGCACTCGGACGGCTTCGGCCAGTGGAGGCAGCCTGCGGTCAAAGTCAAAGTCGGCGCCTACCCCGGCGTCGATCAAGTAACCGGGCGGTTCGGTTGCTCGGAAGGGACGGCGGAGAAGGCTCTACAGTACGCCTTCGCGTCAGCAGCCGAGACGTTCTGGCAAGAGACGGCGCCTGAGCTTGCCGAGCGCTACTTCGGCGAGTGCTGTGTCTACTCTGAGGGCCGGTCGGGTGGTTGGCTGGTGCTCGCGCCTAAGCTCCGGGACGGGCTCGTCACTGGCCGTCCCCTCCTGCCGGCGGTCGAGGATTGGGATGGCTCGATGCTCAACCGTTGGGCTTGCTTCGAGCGGGCGGTCCGGGCGGAGGTTGACTACATGTGCTCGTGGGAGTGGGTCGAAGGGATGATCTCGGCCAACGAGTGGGCGGTGGACCAGACGGCCATCGAAGGCATGATCGAGACGGCGCTAGCATGATGATCTCGATGACCTTCTACGTCTCCAAGGATAAGGACGGTAATATCCACGTCCAGAACGCCGTGATGGGCGCCCTCGGACAGCACCACGTTCACAGCCTGGAAGGGTTCGAGCGATGGCGCAAGCCCGGCGACAGCATACGGGAGATTGCCGGAGTGTGCGACTGCGGGCTAAGCCCCGGACAGGTACGAGATCACACCGGCAGGGTCTTGGCGCTATCGGACGAATACGCCTAGAGAGGAGACAGCCGAAGATGGAGACCGACACGGAACGGGAGACGCTACAGGG